AACCTCGTCCGTAGGGTCAGGGTCTGCGGATTGTAGCAACTCAGTAAACACCGAAAGTTTTTCTTCCGGCTTATACCCACCTTCGCTAGGTGGCAATCTCGCTGTGCGTATAGTGTTTATTAGAGGTGTCACAATCTGCTTTATGGTTTGGTTAAAATCTGGTGCAGACATACCTGACTCTGTTAGATATGTAGACCGAACTTCATTATGCCATAGCTTGGGATCATCCTTATACTTCTCTGGTACGTCCCTTGCTATATCGCTTAGCAGCGTTCCAGACCCTGCTGATCCGCGCACTGCACGTTGGGCATCTTTTGTAAGGTCATTGCTATACGCTTCCGCAACTTCTCTTCCTTCTGCGGAAGTATAATTAGCTACCATTTCAGACCTGTACTTATCTGTGTCTTCTCGTTCCTGAGTAAGGCGCTTCTCGGTCACTTCATGCTCAGCTTTAGTCTGGGCTAAAGTATCATCAAACTGGCTCTGCTGGTTAGCTATAGTAGTATCAAACTGGCTCTGCTGGTTAGCTGTAGTAGTATCAAACCGTCGGTTACTTTCTTCAACTGCCCTGAGCCCAGTAGCTTGATCCTCATACCGCATAGCGCCGTCTGCATCATTGTTTGCGTTATATAGCCCACGTCGCATCTCCGCCATTTGTAGCGGGGTGTATGCTGCTCCGGGAGATTGAACAGGGCTCATGTTTTGTTGTGGTGCAAGGGTATTTTCACCTAAACCACCAGATTGCGCAGTGTTTGCTATGCTAATCTTACTTGGGTCATTTTCCGCCGCATACTTAACGCGCAAAGCCTGATCTGCATCTAGTTTAGAAAGCCCTTTAGCAATAGCTGCGTCACGTTCTTTCTCTTCTTTAGCATCACGATTAGCTAAAGCTTGTTTTGCCATTGCGGTGCCTGCCGCCATTCCTGCCGCCCAACCCATTACGCCACCTCCACTTGTTTCATCGTCATGCCAAGCATGCCGTAGTTAACTGCGTAGAACCCTTCTTCGTCGAGTACGACTGCTTCGGGCATAAAGTTCATAACTTCCTGTGCAGAAACACCTTCATACTTAATGCTATCTGGATCAGATATGTAGCTAAAGTGGTACAAGTTAAGTCCTGTGTAAGGGTCTTTACCCACTTCCTCAACATTTTCTTTAAGGCGCATATCCGAACCTGTGTACAATCCAACTCCTGCACCAAGCATAGAACCAAACATTTCACCCTGTGCGTTAACAGAGTTGTTGTATACGCTAGCTTGAGTATTAGCCATGCTGCCATATGTAGACCCTGCACCTGCTAACCCTGCTTGGAAATTGTTACCTGCTGACTGCGCTACACCACTAGCTTGCGATCCTGCATTAGATGCGTTGGCGTATGCTGCCGAAGAAGCACCTGCTAATCCACGACCAAGACCCGCAGCGTCAAGTTTACGAGCATAGCCCGTCTGCATAGCTTGGTCTCTAGCACCTGTCATACTGGCGGCACGGCGAGCAGAATCTTGTAAGCGAGCTTGAACACCGCCACCGCGAGCAGCGCCTGAATTTGGATTTACACCACGAGCAGCCATTGCCCGGCTAGAAGCTTCTCTTGCTAAACCAGAAGCTTGCGCGTCTGAAGCTGAAGCCTGCTGAGCTTGTGATTGTCTATAAGCGTCAGTGTTAAAGTTTTCTGCATCGCGGACTAAGCCCTGCTCAAGAGGCCTAAAAGTCTCTTTGCTGTAGTCGTAATAATCTTGGGCTTGATCCATCTGCTGCTGCTGAGCTTGCATCTGCTGTGCAGATATAGCCTCAACTATAGGTTTCATGTCGTTGTATTGCTGTCTGGAAAAGCTAAGCTGTTGAGCTGCTACTTGTTCCATACCTGAATAGTCAGGAGCCTTTGCACTTTTACCACCCATTCTTTAAACCTCCAATAACCAACGACAATTTGTGGGCCACAATACTAGTATCATCATATCTGCGTCGGGAGCTGCATCTTTCATTACAAACTCTTCAACGAAACCCAAATGTTTGTTAAATTCTATAGTTTCAGGCTCATTAGTAGGAACCATACCTGTTAACCTTTTGAGACTACATACGTTGAACGCGTAGTCGCTAACTGCCCGGAATAAAGGTATTATCATTCGATTGGGCTTTGTTATGGCTATATGTGCTGTAGCATTAGTGTGATTGTAATTGTTTATCACCACTCCGGCAATTATTTCCCCGTTGTGTTCTACACCTAATGCGTAATAATCGCCCCAACTTCCCTCGTGACCTACTTGTTTTGCTACCCAAACGCTAAATCGTTCTTTCTCTGTGTAAATTAACTTGCCATGTTGTGTGTCCATGTGCTAATTATGCCTTAATTGGGTTCTGTAGGCCACACTATATCTGTAAGCGAAGTCGCACCCGTGTTATTTTCTGGTATATCTCGCAAAGCTTGTCGGTAAGTAACCCACTCAGCCTTCTTACTATCACTAATAGGAGCGTCTACTAGCTGTGACCAATCAGAAGAATAGAGCAACGCAGTTCTTTGTATCTTGAGGTTAGTCAGAGTGTCTGCTGCTATGTTAGCTCTAGCATCTTCGTTATCTATCCACGCTCCAGACTGCCACACAGACCAAGTTTTTGGCCTATCAGGTTTAGTTGCCCAAGCAGAGCCAGTCCAGTAATTCATTATAACGTCCATAGCCAGATCATTTTCTAGCCACGTAAATCCATCGGCATCAACAGAGTTATGCGTAGGCTCCGCTTCACCTGAACCGTACTGAACTAATATATTGCCGTGTATGTCTACTTTTGTCTTGTACATTTTACATTCCTAATCCGAAGTCAGCTATTGCAAATAATTGTTTGCCGTCGTAATTGTCAAGTATAATAGATGATCTGCCACTATAGGCAAAATGTGCAGGGCTTGTAGCTGTTGCAATGTTAGTCCACTTTAACCCTACGCTGTTGTTACTAGCCCAACTATAGTGCTGCCTAAACTCTGAACTAACTCCAGAAACATACTCGACGTGCCCGTATTGCGTTCCAGTCATTCTACAGTATCGTTTCGTAGTAGACGTAGTTAACGAACCTATATTAGTTGTAGCTATAGCGTTTGATCCGGGCAGTACGCCCTTAGCTAGTAATACTTTAGAGGGTCTTCCTAACGAGCTATACGTTATATACTGGCCCGCAGAACTAGCCGCATGAAACTTTTGCCCGCCCGCTGAGTAAGCTTCGCACCCATAACTACTAGTACCTGATTGATGGGCCTTTGCGCCTGATATGCCACCCCAGTCTTTAGCAGGCATGGCAACTACAATCTCAAACGTGTTAGTCCCAGAAGCTTTGTCTAGTATACGTATTCTACGATTATACCTGTCACCAGAAACTGAGCCCCCTGCGTCAACCTGCATACAAAATTCCCCTGCATAACTAGCCGAAAGTGGCCGTGCATATATCGTGGGGGTATGCGTGTAAAAAGTACTGCCTACATCTTGGTCTTGGCCGTAACACCAACCGGGAATGTCTAACCATAACCCATCTACTACAGTAGCCTTGTATGCAATTAACTCACAGTAGGCGTTACTATTAAAAATAGTTTTTCCGTTGCTATCAAGAATAGATATTCCATAAGCCACTAGATCGTTTTTCCTATAGCATATACATCAAACGTGTTAGGTACAGCATCAAAAACTGTACAGGCCCTTGGAGACCCAAGAAATGTTAAGCATGACCCGTTCCACTGAAACCTTACTACTCCAGCACTAACATACGTAACAGAGTGCGTTCGCTCTGACCCAAATACATTCCACCCGCCCGCGTCAGTACGGTTAAACACGTAGTTATCTTCAAGGTCAGTCTGGGAAGTTACGCCCGGTAAATTGTAGGTATAGGTGTTAGTTCCGAAACCACTGGGGTATAACGTAATGTATAGGCCAGAATCTATTTGAGAAATAGTCTGCACCGGAGCGGACGAATCAACTACAACATTGTCATTGCTATCTCTCTGTTGAAATCCGTAAGCCATTACGCGAGGTTTCCTATTTTAACTCTAGGGTTATTAGATGCATCAAACACCGTTATTACACTGTCAGTTATTACAGTCCTAACCCCAGAAGCTGCGCTTGCCACGTTTAAAGACCCAGAAAAAGTTCCTGTCGTTCCAGTAATAGTAGAGCCGCTAAGATTACCTGAGAATGTTCCCGTCGTTGCATGTACTTCTCCACGAACAAGGACGTTACTAAACTCCGCAGTACCTGTTGCAGGAATATTAAACCCAGATGACCCAGATACATAGTTTGTAGAGCGTATGTACGCTCCAGTGGACATGGTGCCAGCAACAAGTTTTGTTACGCTTAGAGAATCTATCTTCGCGTTGGTAATAGCAGCATCACCGATCATGGCAGAAGTCATAGAGCCATTCTTAATGTACGCGGTATCTATGTACACTCCGGCGGGTACGACCACCCCGTTCAGTGTAGTAGAAGAAGTAGTAACAACAAACGGAGTTACTTCGTCACCGTTAGACGCGCCTATAGAAAAACGATCTGCGTTAATAATAAAATCAGAAAAAGGGGTGCCGTTAACTAAAGTAGAAGCTAAACCAAACCCTGCTACGTGCCCATTGTTATCTACTTTAACTGTGTACTGTGCTTCCACTCCGTTAATAGAAGTAGCGTTAGTTTGGATAGCCGCAGTCTGGGCACCGACTGTAGTTGCCAGCGTAGTAGCATCAGAGGCTATAGAAGTAAGGGTGCCATTAATAGTAGCTACAGAAGTAGTTAAGCCACCAACAGCAGTCGATGTAGCTGCAACACCTGTAGTGCCATTGTTAACTGTTGTTTCCAGTGCAGTTATGTCCGCAGCTTGTGTAGTTATGGAGCCTTCAGCAGTAGTTACCCGTGTAGTTAGCCCGCCCAAAGCAGTAGAAGTAGCTGCAACACCTGTAGTGCCGTTGTCCACAGTAGTTTCTAGCGCGGTTATGTCCGCAGCTTGTGTAGTTATAGAACCTTCGGCAGTAGTAACTCGCGTAGTAAGCCCACCCAAAGCAGTGGAAGTAGCGGCAACACCTGTAGAACCGTTATCAACTGTGTTCTCTAGAGCGGTTATATCTCCTGACTGAGTAGTTATAGAGCCTTCAGCAGTAGTAACTCGTGTTGTAAGCGCAGATACAGCAGAAGACGTAGCGGCTACGCCAGTAGAAGCATTGTTTACTGTGTTTCCAAGCGTAGTAATATCTGCGGATTGTGAAGTTATAGAGCCTTCAGCAGTAGTTACCCGTGTAGTTAGCCCAGTAAGTGCAGTGGAAGTAGCGGCTACGCCAGTACTACCGTTATCAACCGTGTTCTCTAGAGCTGTAATGTCTGAAGACTGAGAAGTAACTGTACCTTCTGCCGCTGTAACCCGTGTATTGAGCGAAGATACGGCAGTGGAAGTAGCAGTTACGCCAGTAGAAGCATTATCAACAGTATTTTCTAGCGCAGTAATATCAGTAGATTGCGAAGTTATGGAACCTTCCGTAGAAGTAACCCGTGTAGTTAACGCGCCTAACGCAGAAGAAGTAGCAGCTACGCCAGTACTACCGTTATCAACAGTGTTCTCCAAAGAAGTTATATCTGCTGACTGTGAAGTTATGGAACCTTCCGCAGAAGTAACGCGAGTAGTTAATGCTCCAACCGCAGTTGAAGTTGCGCCCACACCTGTACTACCGTTGTTAACTGTGTTCTCTAGTGCGGTAGTCTTTGCAGACTCAGAAGTTATCGTGCCTTCAGCAGCGGTGACACGGGTAGTTAAGCCACCTACAGCCGTCGATGTAGCTGCAACACCTGTGGTGCCGTGGTCAACTGTATTCTCTAGTGCTGTAGTCTTAGCTGACTCAGAAGTTATCGTGCCTTCCGCAGAAGTAACGCGAGTAGTCAATGCTCCAACCGCGCTAGAAGTAGCTGCAACACCTGTGCTTACATCGTCAACTGTGTTCTCTAACGATACTATGTCTGATGACTGAGATACTATTGTTCCTTCGGCAGTGGTAACGCGAGTAGTTAAGGAGCCTAACGCGCTAGAAGTAGCTGCAACACCTGTGTTTACATTGTTTACCGTGTTTTGTAAGGCTGTAGTTTTAGCAGATTCAGAAGTTATAGTTCCTTCGGCAGTGGTAACTCTAGTAGTTAAGGTGCCCACAGCAGTTGAAGTTGCGGCTACGCCCGTAGTGCCATTGTTTACTATGGTCTGTAAAGCTGTGGTTTTTGCCGCTTCTGAAGTTATAGTTCCTTCGGCAGTGGTAACGCGAGTAGTAAGGCCACCCAGTGCAGTTGAAGTTGCGGCTACGCCAGTGGTTCCATTGTCCACTGTACTCTCTAACGCCGTTATTTTTGCCGCTTCTGAAGTTATTGTACCTTCGGCAGTAGTCACGCGAGTTGTTAATCCACCAAGTGCTGTTGATGTAGCTGCTACACCTGTGGTGCCATCATTTACAGTACTCTGTAAGCCGTGTATAGCTGCCGCTGCCGCTGAAGTACTAGAAGCAGATATAGTGTTTAGCTGTACGATACTACCTGAGTTGGCACCTACGACTGCACCAAGACTGGTATAGTTACCTATTAGTGTCCAGTAGCTGGTGTTCGTTGGAACATTACCTGTAGTAACAGCTGTACAGCGATATAAACTACTACTGTAAGTAACTTGGTCATCAATAGCGTAAGTAGTACCCGCAGCATAGGCTGATATGGTCGCTATAGCATTAATCTGAGACTGGAGTGAAGCAGCCGAAGCTGTTATTGCTGCCGCTCGCGCTGTGGATTCTGTAGACAACGCCGCTACTCTTGCCGCCGCTTCTGCGGATAAAGCTGCCGCTCGTGCTGTTGTTTCTGCTGCAATAGCTGACGCTCTAGTAGTTGCTTCTGCTGCAATAGCTGACGCTCGTGCTGTTGTTTCTGTGCTAAGTGCCGCAATTCGTGCCGCTTCTTCCACTGCTACCCTGTATGCAACTGAGTTAGTAACACTCGCCGCCGCGTCTATTAAATCTATTCTAGTTTCTAGCGTGTTGTCTAACTGAGAATTTGAAATAGAATCAGTAAGTAAGGCTAGCATAAAAGCTATGTCGAACATGGTTTCGCCAAGGATTCCACTTACAGCGTTAAATGGCCCAGCAACATCTAAAGCATTTACGTTCCTAGCCCAATAGTACCTGCCTTTGGCATCACCAAGAACGTCAGAGAATATAGAGCCCACAGTCATTCCTACAGGAACGGCTAAGCCAAGTTCATTTAACGTAGAAGGGTTAACGTAATCAGCATGATTGCTAGGTAACTGCGTGTCGTATGTAGGAGAACCCCATATTTCTGTATATGCGTGACCTGCATAAATAGGCTGATCCCAAGTAACTATGTTTACCCTAAAAGTTCCTGCCACCTCTAAATTTGTAACGGGTGTAGGCGCAGTAACTATCGTAGTACCTTTGGGGGCGGGTAATACTATGCCTTGGTTATTTATTAAGTTATAACTGACTAAATCTTTCTTAGTCATTATAGCTGAGTTACCCTCGCCACCAAGCACATCACGTAAGCGATCAAGAAATGTACGTACATCACGGGGTAGCGGTGACGTAATCGAGGGTAACGAATTACTCTTCTTCGGGGGCATCTGACTCATTTATACGCCTGCTAACTCTTGGGGTGAATGCGCTATAGCGGCAGCAAAAACTTCTGTTGTGCCTGTTAGTTCTATTTCCCAATCTCTCGCCACTTTCGATGGTAAGCGGAATGGAAATCTGTTTGCTACAGCCTCCGTATGAATAAGAACACCGTCAGCGTATATCTTAGCTGTAACAGGGTAAGTTTCTGCCTCCACCTGAGCGCAAGTCAAACCAAGGGGCTGTGGGAGCGTAAACTTCTTAGATTTCCATGTATAACTAAGATTAGACCCCTCGCCCCAAGGACGTACCGCACCAGATAGGTGTAGGTATAACTTATCGTTACGTAGCGACTGATAACCTGCGGAAGCTGTAACCGAGCTTAATGTAAATTGCTTAGAAGTTAAGTCAAATACAAACGACCCAGTTGTTGAGCCATTATTGTAAAATCCTATGTACTTATTGTCTTGGTGGTATGCGTGTACAGAGTCAGGCTTTATAAGTGCCTGCCACTGACTGTAATCATACATGTTTTCGGTTATAAGCTGAGAGCCGCCCGGACTAAGTGCAACTAAACCATCTGGGCTGCAATAGAATACAAGGCCTCCAAAGCTAACGATGCTTCTTTTTGAAGCGCAAGATTGTTCTACATCGGATTTTATTACGTACATAGACTCTGGGTGAGAGCCCTGTATTAGATATGGAGTGCCTTTAGTAAGAACTGCTAGCGTAGTATCCATACGACCAAGCCCAACTACTGGGTGATCTATGGTTTGCCTGTATATGTCTGGCCAAGCGTGCGGAACATAAGGCTCACAAAAATATATATCTCTACCAGAAAACCCGGCCATTACTCCATTGGGCAAGTTAGTTAGACCCGCCAAAGTGTCTGGTGGGTGTAGCCATGTTAAAGAAGGTAGTACTTCGTTTAATAGCTCTGGGTCTATGGTATCTACAAACCCGTTAGCGATAGCCGTGGCTATAACTATTTCTTTAACAAACAAGAATACACCCGCAGTAGACCTATACAACCTGACGTGCGTAGCTACGTAACCTGTAGCTTGAACTAAGAAATTACCAACTGTAACCTCTTGGTTTGGGTAAACATCTACGGAAATTGAGCCGGGAGCCGGAGAAGATTCTACGCTACGGGCACCTGTCTTGTTTACATAAGTGTAAGTGTATACTCGTGTCTCAGCTACTAGGCTATCTACAGTAATCTCTGTGACACCAGCGGTAATTACGCTGACAACATGCGTGCTACCTGTACCTGTTATAGATGGCAGCGTTGTAATAGCGCCTGCTTTCTCGTAGGTAAACTTAAACCCATCACCTGCTGTGTTTATAGATACAGTAAATAATAAATCGTCGTAAGCGGTATCAGCTTGTATAGCCGTAATTTGATCTGCAATAGAAGTATACTCCGCGCTTACTATAGTAACTGTGTTAGCCCCGTCGCTAACTACCAGAGTAGTAGTCTCAGCGGCTACGCCTGTTACGTTATATATAGCGGCTACGCCTACAGTACCTGCGGTTCCTAGAGATGTAACAAGGTTTGCAGTTGGAGCTTTAAGACCTAATATAGCAGGCGAAGCTATGTATCCTGCACGTATTTCTTTTGGCGTGCCGTCGCCTGTATAGAATGTCCACTCTTCTGTGTCTCCATTTATCTGTCCGCGAGCTACATCTACGTCGTTATTAAAGCTAAGCCACCCTGCGGTTTCATCCACGGAATCTTGCCCAAATTTATAAATAGAAGTAGTAGTTCCCACGACAGTCTTAACAGAAGTGCCCAAATCTTTAGTGGGCGTAAGCGTGCCAGAGAAAACTCCGGCGTTGCTAGATATTTGCGCCTGTTTTTCTGACAGCATGCGGGGTGGAGTTTTAGGCGATATACCGCCAAAAGATCGAATTCTTAGTCCAGTCATAGCTAACGCCTTAGATCAATAATCTTTCAATTATAATACAGAGCGTTGCCTACGACTAGCTTACATTTGGTGTGACAGTCACACGAAGGCATTCACCTGTATTCTTATGGTATGTAATTGCATGTGCTGCTCGCCAAGAGGTATACCCGCCTCTGGCAGAATAAGCGTCACGCGAGCTTAGTGTTGGGTGTCTCTCGACTATTGCCCCGCCCCCTTCAGCCATGTCTTGTTCCGTGTGGTGATAATGCCCTGTGTGAATATATGTATATGCCGCATTGCCCCACATGGCTCTATATCTAGGCTCGCTAGCAAACAATGCAGGCAAACTTTTGTTCTTAACTTTGTGCCCATGGTGAAATCCAATCATTATGTCACCATGTAAATACGCGTAAAATGGAAAATCAGTATCGTCTACCGTTACCCGCTCGTTGTCTATAAATATACGACCAATAGCTTTACGCATCCACAAACTAGAAGCTAAGTCGTGGTTTCCCTCGCATATTATCACACGTACGATTTTATGTTTCTTTAAAAGTAGTTCCACAGCGCCCATAATAAAATCAAGCGATAGATCAACCAAGTGCGAAAATCTAGTAGAAGCATCAAGAACATGCTTGGAGGCGGGAGTAACAGCATCAAGTCCATCCCAATGCATGAAATCTCCTTGAATATTAAGGATGCCAAGTTCGGAATCTGGAGAACCCTTAATCATTTTGTTGACTGCGGCTACGGCTAGCTTAGCTGCTATAACATGATCATAAGCGGCCCCAGTCTCTGATTCTAGGGCGTACATACCCAAGTGAAAATCAGTTAGCGTATATAAAGTAAGTAAGTCCTTATCTGCTTTCCCGCTATGATCTATAACAGGTGCGGGCTTCCAGACGTATTTATCAAGCGCTTCTACTAAAGCTTCTAGCTGCTGTGCTTTATCCTGCTCTTGTATATGCCATTGTGCCCCAATGGAGCCATCTGATTTATACAGTGTAGACACTCGCTTAGTAGCGAAGCCTGTTGCAGTTTGGTTAGTTAGCCCGGCCTCTGGCGCTATACCTTGTAAAGCAGCTCTTACTTTTGCTCTACGTATTCTCTTCTTAAATGTGTCAGTTGATACTCCTAACGCCCTCGCTGCGTTAGAGTGAGTACCGTATTTTACATAAGCTTCTACGGCTTCTAGCTGCGACTCTAACAAGTCGGCTTCTAATAATTCGCGCATATATATTCATCTCAGTAACACCAACACATTTGTTCAGTCTTACGCGTGTCTACGTGTACAAAAGTTTTAGCAACCCCTACGGACATTCCCATAGCTGATGCATGTTTAACTACCGACATACGCTGCGCTCCACCAGAAATTCTTATATCTGCCGCTATACCCTTTGTGTGGGTGCCGGGAGAAGCTTTCTTGGATTCTGCGCTGTGCGTTACTGATCGGAAGCCACTTGTCACCACAAAAGGGAAATTACAAGCTTCACGTAAATGGTCAAGAGCTTTTATAAACTCTATATCCATATCGTTCTCGCCTGTTTCCTTACAATCAAAATCTTCTAATTTAAAATACTTAAACATTACTTTTCCCTTGCTACTTGATTCTTTTTTTCATATGACCGCATAGCTCCCATGCCTAACATGCCCATTAGAACAGGAGTTAGTAGAGAGGGGTCAACCGTAGGAACTTCAAACCAGATAGAAAGTATCTGAGATATAATTACGTTGTATGCAAGGCCCACTCCGCACGTCCATCCAACGAAGGGTCGCCATCCGCCGATAAACAGAGAGCCCGACTGGGCTTCAGCCTTGTTTAACTCAATTTGAGCAATGGCATTTTGGGCCGATGCTTTGTCGCTCATGGTAGCAATTTCATGTGCTAGAGCGTTCTTTTGATCTTTATCCTCAATGAATTTGTCCAACAGTCCTGTGACTGGGCCAATTAAAGAGGCGACGATACTCATACTAAACCATTATCAATAAGGAACAAGCCAATGATCAAAGGGTACATACCCCAAAGAGTCATCTCCAATTTTCTAAACCTAATAACACTTTCATCAAGACGTTTTTCAATGGCAGTAAATTTGGAATCTATTGATTCCATACGCACTGTGCATTCTCTTTCGTGAGCTTCAAGTTTTAGAAGAGATTCCCGTACCGTCGCCGTCGCCATGCTAAGCCTCCGTTACTAGTTCAGCTTCTTCGGCTTCAGGCTCAGGATTTTCTAGCTTCTGAACCAATATATTTACAAACGCATCTTTGCCTACACTAAGCTGATCTAGATTAAACTTTGTGCTGCCTATCTTCCTGTCTAAATCTTGGCAGTGGTTTACAAGCATTTGCTGCTCTTCGGTCATATCTTCTAACACGTACTCTACATCATTGATCGTAATGGGAGTTGTTTTTTTCTCGCCCATGTCAAATCTCCTTTGTTAACTTTAAAAAGTATATACAAGTAATTTGGCAGACTTCCCTTTTGCTTCAATAGGGGGTAGCTCTACCAGACTGCTACTTGTACGCTGTTGTGTGCTAATACCAATCAAGACATCAACACCTGCGGCCTTCGTACCCGACTCTAGCCTAGCTGCAATGTTAACAGCATCTCCTATCGCTGTATAGTCGAAGCGTTTTTCCGATCCCATGTTACCAATAATAGCAAAACCTGAATTTATTCCAATGCCTATTTGTATGGGCGGCAGTCCTCGCTGTGCAAAATCTAGGTTAAGATCAACCATGTTCGCCTGTATTTGTTTAGCGCAGGCTATAGCTAGGTCTTCGTGGTTTTCTAGGTCTAAAGGCGCACCAAATATAGCCATCATTGCATCGCCAATATACTTATCTACCATACCGCTATACTGCGCCACCGCTGATTGTTGGGCGGTTAAGGCTCTATTCATTATATACGTGACTTCCTCCGGGGTAACTCTCTCAGATAAGGCAGTAAAACCGCGTACATCTGTGAATAAAAAAGTGCAGTATCGC